ACCTACATGTTTAGGTCTGATGTACAAACAGCACAATATGCCCTCAAAGAATACGAAGACGGTATCAAACGGATGAGGGTAGAATTAATAAACAGAAAGAATTATATGAGGGCAGTATAGTTGGCTGACTTAAGTGAAACCGCTGCATTTCCATTTGTATGTGAAGGTGGGTTAGTTCTTAACCAATCTACATTTATAATGAAACCCGGACAAGCTTTAGAATTAGAAAACTTTGAACCTGATATTGACGGTGGCTACAAGAGAATAAATGGTTTTAATAAATATGTGTCTGCAGTTGTTCCTTTTACATCAAGCAGTGGTGAAGAAGTTCTTATGGTTGCATCATTTGCCGACAAGGTTGTGGCAGCTAGAGGTACGAGTATATATCAGGCTACTCCTGCAGGATCATCTTGGACAAGCATAGATAGTGGTAGAACAAGTGCAACTAAATATAGTTTTGAACGATTTAACTTTGATGGAAACGACAAGTTAATAGTTGTAGATGGTGCAAACGCACCTACTGTATTTAATACATCATTTAGTGCAACAGATGTAAGTGAAAGTTCTGTATCAGGTTCTAAATTTGTAGTGGCATTTAAAAATCATATGTTCTATGCAGGTAAATCAACCACTAAGCAGGAAGTAGTATTTAGCCAACCGTTTGATGAAGATGCTTTTAGTTCTGGGTCAGGTGCAGGTAGCATCAAAGTTGATGACACAATTGTAGGACTTAAAGTTTTCCGTGATAATTTATTTATCTTTTGTGAAAACAGAATATTTAAACTTGGTGGTAGCTCGTCTAGCGACTTTGCTGTTGTTCCAGTTACAAGAAATATTGGATGTATAAATGGTAACACAATTCAAGAATTTGCTGGTGATCTTATCTTTCTTGGTCCTGATGGCTTGCGTACCATTGCAGGTACAGCAAGGATTGGTGACGTTGAGTTGGGAACTATAAGTTCTAATGTGCAAAGTTTATTTGATAGACAGATAGCAAACTCTACAAAGTTTGAGTCTTTGGTTATACCTGACAAGACACAATACAGAATATTTTTCACACAAGACAACGTGGCTGAAAATGGAACTACGGGAGTTATTTGTGTAATGAAAGGTCAAACTTTTGAGTTTTCTAAAATAAAAGGTATTAAACCCACATGCACTGATACATTTGTAGATGATGGAGATGTTATTGCTCTTCACGGATCAACATCAGGTTTTATTCAAAGACAAGAACAAGGCAATGATTTTGATGGGGTAGCGATAAATGGCAGGTATCGTAGTCCAGACCTTACGATGAACGATCCGGGAATACGTAAGCACATGCAAAAGGTTGTAATTAATTACGCACCTGAATCAACTATTGATGCAGATTTGTTTGTTAGATATGACTACGAAAGTGCTACATCTTCTAGACCTGCAGCGTATCCTCTTGATTCAGCAGAAGTTGCTATTGTATACGGAACATCTAAATATGGAACAGGGGTATATGGAGGCCCTTCTCAACCACTTGTTAGACAGGCAGTTGAGGGTTCAGGGTTTGCTGTAGCATTAAGAGTTAACGATGGAGGTACTACTGCACCTTATTCAATAAAAGGATTTCAGTTAGAATACCAATTAGGAGCAAGACGTTAAATGGGAGCAACATACACTAGACAGTCTACGTATACTGACGGTGATACAATCACTGCAGCACATACCAATGATGAGTTTGATCAATTATTAGCGGCCTTTGCATCAAGCACAGGACATACCCACGATGGTACGACTGCAGAAGGTGGTGCTATAACTAAGTTATTGGGTAACACACTTACGTTTGGAGCAGGCACAGCAGGCACAGATATAACAATTACATACGATGGTGAAACCAACGATGGTGTAATGAAATGGATGGAAGACGAGGATTATTTTGAATTTAGTGATGACATACTTATTGCTTCTACAGAAAAGCTACAATTTAGAGACACAGCAATATACATCAATTCGAGTGCAGACGGACAACTAGACCTCGTAGCTGATACAGAAATACAGATAGCATCCCCGACTATTGATATGAATGGTGCAGTGGATATATCAGGTAACTTGGGAGTTGGTGGCAACCTTACTGTAACAGGTACAACCACATTCAATGGTGGCACACTTACTCTTGGTGATGCTAACACAGATAACATTGTGTTTGGTGGTGAGATAGATTCTGATATTATACCTGATGATGATGATACTCACGATTTAGGTTCGTCTAGCAAACAATGGAAAGATATATATATTGATGGTGTTGCTTATTTAGATTCAATAGATTTAAATGGTACAACAATTACATCTACTGCCGCTGAGTTAAACATTCTTGATGGTGTAACATCTACTGCAGCAGAACTAAATGCTTTGGATGGTATTACAGCAGTCGTAGGTGAACTTAACGCATTAGATATAGGTAGCACTGCTATAGGTACTGCCGTTGCTTCTAAAGCAGTTATACTAGACGCTAATAAAGATTACACAGGCATAAGAAACCTTACAATTAGTGGCGATCTAACTATATCAGGTGATGACTTAGTTATGGGTACAAATACATCAGGTCACATACTTGTTGCTGACGGTACTAATTTTAATCCTGTAGCAGTAGGTGACTTATCAGAAATATCTACTGTAGCTAATGATGATGTATTTCTAGCAGTAGACACCTCAGGTGGTGGTCTTAAAAAAATTACTAGAAGTGCAGTCGTATCAGGACTTGCTACATCTAGTGCTATATCAAACGTATCAGAAGACAGCACTCCACAATTAGGTGGTAATTTAGATTTAAATGGTAATGATATTGTTACTACTTCAAATGCTACACTAGACCTTGCACCAAACGGAACAGGTACAGTCGTAGTAAGAGGTAATACTAATTCAGGTGCTATAGTATTTAATTGTGAATCAAACTCACACGGACAGACAGTTATTGCACAGCCACACTCTGCAGGCGTGACAAACACTATGTTATTACCAGCAGGTGCAAATTCAACTCTTGTATCTCTCGTATCAACAGACACATTGACAAACAAAACACTTACAAGTCCTAAAATTAATGAAGATGTAGCAGTGACAGCCACAGCAACAGAACTTAATCTTCTTGATGGTGTTACAGCTACAACAGCAGAGTTAAACATACTAGATGGGGTTACATCTACTGCTGCCGAACTAAACATACTAGACGGTGTTACATCAACTGCGGCAGAACTTAATGCCTTAGACGGTATTACAGCAGTTGTGGGAGAACTTAATGCTCTTGATTTGGGTTCAACAGCAGTAGGTACAGCGATTGCATCAAAAGCAGTTATATTAGATTCAAACAAAGATTACACAGGCATAAGAAACTTTACTGTAAGTGGTGAGTTAGATGCTGCAACAGGAGATTTCTCTGGTGATGTTGATGTAGATGGTACATTGGAAGCAGATGCAATTACCATAGGTGGTACTGCAATAGCTTCTGTATTAAGTCCAGTAGCAGGTAGCTCAAGTATTGTTACAACAGGTGCGTTAGATGCAGGTTCTATTACAAGTGGGTTTGGTACTATTGATAATGGTGCAAGTGCAATTACAACAACTGGAGTTATTACAGGTGGTACATTAGAAGCCACAACCGACACAGCAGCAGGTGATAATGCAGCGATTGGTTATACTTCAGCAGAAGGATTAATACTTACAGGTCAGGGTTCAACTTCAGATGTAACCATTAAGAATGATGCAGATGCTACAGTCGCTTCTATTGCAACTGGAACAACTATTTTTACAATGGCAGATGATGTATTTGTTACTGGTAGAGCTGCAGGAACTATGACAACCGACAATGATGGAAGTCTTGATTTAGCTGTAAGTAATAACTTCAAAGTAACAACAGGAGGAGATTTAACATTAACCTTTACAAATCCTGCGATTGGTCAATCTGGAAACATACTGTTTATTAATGCAAGTGACCATACAATATCAGCACACGCATCTATATTGATTAATGCAGATGTATTAACTGCTATATCAGCAAGTGGTAGTTATCATCTAACATATTATGCAACAGCGACTAGTGGTAATGATACCATACTAGTATCAGCTTCAGCCATACTAACATAGGGTACAAGTATGAGTTTAATAGCAAATGGTGCAGGAGAACAACCCACAGGATTTTACAACGGTGTTGTTACAACGTCATTGAGATTAGATAAAGCTAGTGGTGCATATTTATATAGAACACCATCAAGTGCAGGTAATACACGAACATATACTTTTAGTTGTTGGTTAAAAAAAATAGAAGTTTTTGCATCTGAAGTTAGTGGTCAAAACAATGCCCTATTTTATGCAGGTGCTTCAGGTAACTTTTACGGATTGAATTTTGTTGGTCAAGATAGAGGTACAGCAAACGATACTATAAATGAGTTAACTATATATGACTATCATTCTGATGACACTACCGACTATGGTATAGAAACTAATAGAGCTTTTAACGACCCATCAGCTTGGTTTCACTTAGTTGTTGCAACTGATACAACACAAGGAACACAAGCAAATAGAATAAAATTTTATATAAATGGTGTTTTACAAACTGAATCAACTTCTACTCAGCATGGTGCATTTCCACAAAATCGTGAAACTCATGTAAATGAAGCAGTAGTACATTGGATTGGTAGAAATATAGATACCACCTCAAGATATTATAATAGCTATATTGCAGAGGTGAATTTTGTTGATGGAACACAATATGCAGCATCTGAATTTGGCGAAACAAAAAATGGTGTGTGGATTCCAAAAAACCCAAATGTAACTTATGGTACAAATGGTTTTAGATTACAATTTAAAAACACAGGCGTAGGTACTGCTTCATCTAGCACAATAGGTGCTGATACAAGTGGCAACAATAACCATTGGACATCTGGTGGTATAGCAGCAAATGATTGTGCAATGCCTGATAGTCCTGAAAATAACTTCTGCACTTGGAATCCTATATCTTCAAGTGCCTTACCTACTTTGACTGAAGGCAGTTTAAAAAATGGTGGAACTAATAGTAAATCTTGTAATGGTACTTTTGGTGTAACCTCTGGAAAATGGTATTGGGAAGAGCGTTTCCTTACAGATGTTTCATCATCTGGTACTATTTCTTTTTCTGGTGTTACAAGTTTTCAGATGGAAAATAATCCAGATGTTGCACCAAAGATGGTGGATGCTACTGGTAGGTCAGTCTATAGAAATACTGGCAATGAACATGATTATTGCAATTTTAATCAAACTAGTAGAACACAAACTTCTGGTGGTACTTATTGGGGAGGAGCAGTTGCATCTTTTGCTCTTGATATGGATGCAGGTACTCTCAAGTATTATACTAATAATTCATTAGTTCATACTGACAGTAGCATACCTACAGATGGTACAGTTATATTTCCATTTAATGGTGCAGGAAACTCTGGAGGTTCTGGTTATAATTCACATATAGTAAATTTTGGACAAGATTCAAGTTTTGCTGGAAATGAGACAGCACAAAGCAACACAGACGGTAATGGGAATGGTAATTTTTTCTATGCAGTTCCATCAGGACATCTAGCACTATGTTCAGCTAACCTACCTGAACCAACCATAGGTCCTACTTCTCTGACACAAGCTGATGACCATTTTAATACAGTTCTTTGGACTGGCAATGCTACTAATAGAAGTATAACTGGTGTAGGATTTCAACCAGATTGGGTTTGGACAAAAAAAAGAAGTGCCGTACAAAATCATTGTGTAACTGACTCTAGTAGAGGTATTGGTAATATATTATTTCCAGATGTTACTGATGCTGAATCAGCAACGCAATTATTAACATCTTTTGATTCAGATGGATTTTCTATTAATAATAATGCTTTAGTGAATGAAAATACAGCAACTTATGTAGCTTGGAACTGGAAAGCAAATGGTGGCACAACAACTACAAATGATGCAAGTTCAACTGGTGTAGGAACTATAGATAGTGTAATACAAGCAAATGCGACAGCAGGATTTAGTATTGTAACTTATACTGGTACTGGTAGTAATGGTACTATTGCACATGGATTAGGTGTTGCACCAGAAATGGTTTGGGTCAAATGCAGAAGTAATTCTGGTGATTGGGCAGTTTATAGAACAGATATGCACGCCGCATCGGCAGCAAATAATTTACGTCTACATGATAGCGCCGCTGTTTATTCTGCAGCTACAATGTGGAATAGCACAGCATCTACATCTACTGTATTTTCTGTTGGAACAAATTCAGATTCAAATGGTAGTTCTAGAACCTATGTTGCTTATTGTTTTGCAGACGTAGATGGTTACTCAAAGTTTGGTAGCTATACTGGAAATGGCAGTGCAGATGGTACGTTTGTCTTTACTGGATTTAAACCTGCTTGGGTTATGGTTAAAAATACTGCTAGAGCTGCTGATTGGAGAATAAATGATATCACAAGACAGACTATTAATAAAAGTGCTGATACTAGTGGTGGTTTTCTTTTACTTGCAAATTCAAATTCAGCAGAAATAACAAATGAATATGATATAGATTTTTTATCTAATGGGTTTAAATTAAGAAGTGGTGATGTTTATGAAAATGGTAGTGGTGAAACATTTATATACATGGCATTTGCCGAAGCACCATTTAAGTACGCTAATGCAGTTTAGGAGACAATAAGATGGTTTGGAAATATGATGGCAGAGAAATAAGAGTAGGTCGTGTTTGGACAGATAATGATGGCACTATGCACTCTGGAAGATGGGCGAATTGGGATGCTGATAAAAAAGAAGCAATGGGTGTTACATGGGAAGATGACCCTAAATCATATGATAATGAATATTACTACGGTTGGAACTCTGATGAAAGTGCTTTATTACCCAAGCCACTTGCAGATTTAAAAGTTTCAAAAGTAATACAAGCTAAAGGTAAATCAGCTAGTGTATTAGCACAAACAGATTGGTACATAACACGCAAAGCAGAGACAGATGTAGCAGTGCCAAGTGGTATAACTGCCTACAGAACAGCCGTCAGAGCAAACTATACAGCACTCAAAACAGCAATTAACAATGCTTCTGATATAGATGAGTTAAAGGCTTGTTATACATCAACAGCAGGTGCATCACAGACAGCTAAAACAATAGATGCAACATCATCAAGTGTTGTCAGTACGTCAGACAATACTATTACAAGTAACGGACATGGTTTTGTAAATGATGAGCAAGTTTACTATGGTGCAGGTCAAAATTCTGATGGTGAAGGTGCGGCAGTAATTGGTGGATTAATTAATAATACAAAATACTTTGTGATAGAGACTGCAACTAATACATTTAAGTTATCAGAAAGTCATAGTAATTGTGGAGATGCAGTGGCTGTATCACTAACAGGTTTATCAAGTGATGGCACAGCACAAACGTTTACATCACAGGGTAAGCCAAGTGCAGGGCAGACATTTCCTGACAGTCGTATGCCTAAGTATGGAGCTTAACAGATGGAAATGGATGCAATGTTATTTTGGAACATAATCTTGACTATGGTTGTTGTACCATTTGGTTGGGCATTTAACAAGATGTTCCAAGAGGTCAAACGCATACAGATACTCTTGAACAAGACACGTGAGGACTATGCACGTAAGGATGATGTGAAAGATGATATGCACAATCTTATGGATGCACTCAAAAGATTAGAAGATAAGTTAGATAAGATATTGATTGGAAATAGGTAGAATGGAAACAGGGTTTTACAGCCCACAAGAGGGAGAAACATTACTTCAATCAGACCCCACACCTAATGCTATTCGTACTGCTGTCATGCCACAAGAAGGTGCGATTTACGCATATAGGCAAGGAGGTGACAGAGTACAAGTTCCTACCAATTATTTTACAGCACAAACACAGGAAGCGAAACCGATGGCAACAGAACCAGTTACAAATATCCAAGATACAATTGAAAAAAGAGCAGGTGCTACGTCTTTACCTACAGGAACGTCTTTTACGCCTGAATTACAAAAAGTTCAAACAAATGAATTATTAACGACACCAGCTAATCTAGCCGAAATAAAACTACAAACAGACCTAGTTCCTACAACGGGATTAGAAGCTACAATTCCTCAAGCTCAAAGTGCTAAAACTTACAGTGCAAACACCATAGCAGGAACTCCTGAGTCAATAGCGGCTCAAGGTAAATTATCATCTGAATCCGTTATTGGTGATATTCAAGGCACAGTCAGCCAACAGTCAGTCGTACAGGCAGCTCAAGGACAAGTATCCGAACAGTCCACTGTGCAATATCAAATAGGAGAATTGTTTAAATCCCTTGAAGAAGGAAAGCCTGTTCCTGCGTGGGCAGCACCTGCAGTTAGAAACGTATCTGCAGTTATGCAAGGTAGAGGATTAGGTGCATCTAGTATGGCAGCTAGTGCAATTACTCAAGCAATTATGGAAGCAGGTATACCCATAGCTAAAGCCGATGCTGATAGGTATGCAGGAATGGATTTAGCAAATTTAAATAACATGCAACAATCTGTTCTACAAAATGCAATGACCTATGCTTCAATGGACAAAGCAAATTTAGATTCTCGTATGCAAGCTGCTGTAAATAATGCTAAATCTTTTTTAGCACTAGATACCCAAAACTTGACTAATGAGCAACAAATGGCTACAATAGATTATCAGGGTCAACTTCAACAACTTACTTCTAATCAAGCCGCCCAAAATGCAGCAGGTCAATTTAATGCACAGTCACAAAATCAAATTGATGAGTTTTTTGCAGAGTTAGGATCACAGATTGAAACAACAAATCTTAATAGAGTGGCTGCCCAAAATCAATTTAACGTAAACGAAGCTAATGCAGCCAGAGAATTTAAAGCATCTGCCGATGATGCACGTGAAAGATTTAACACTGAAATGGCAGTACAGATAGGTCAAGCAAATGCACAGTGGCGAAGAGAGATAAATACAGCAAATACAGCCAATCAAAATGCAGCCAATCAATTAAATGCACAGAATTTACTAGGTGTTACTCAATCTGCTATGGATGCTTTGTGGCAAAGATACAGAGATGAAGCAGGTTGGGCGTTACAGATATCTCAAAGTGCAGAACAAAGATTTCACGAAATAGGCTTATTAGGTATGGAGATAGATGCTAATACCGATAGTTACAAGATGCAAACTAACAATGCACAACAAACAGAATTAGGTAAAGCTGTATTGAATGGCATATTTAACGTGGGTAAAAAGTATTTATAAGAGGTAAAGATGGATTTAGATAGTTTATGGAATGGGTTTAAAAATGTATTTAACCCAGTTACAGCAATATATAATGAGTACATTGCTCCCGTTATAAATTATGAGTTGTATAGAGGAGCAGGAGACGAAGGAAGTGCTGGTACACCTGTAACAGTTGGTGGAGTTATGAAAAGTTTTGCAGGTGGCTTTTTAGACTTAGGAGAAAAAGGAAGTGGCATTGCTCCTACAGGACCTTACACACCTCCCAAGATGACAAAGGTAGCCGCACCAAGAAGCACAGCAGGTGGAGCAAACTTTAGGGCATCCAAGTCAAATATAGGAGCAGATTTTGGATTTACTAATAGAGCAGTAAATGGTCTTGCCAAAGCCAATACTAGTAATGTTCAACAGATAAGATTAATTACAGAACAGCTTCTTAAGACTGCCAATAGAAGATCAGGCATAAATACAAAACTAGCTAGTTCTAAACTAGGCAACGTAACGTCTAGAACTACTTTGCCTAAAGCAAAAAAACCTTCATATTTTTGATAGGATCAAATATGGCACAACCTATAAATGTAAACAGTAAAAGAAAAGTAGAAGACCTAGACCCGTTTAACAGGGCCCCTCCCGGATGGACATTGACGCAACCTAAAGGGAAATGGAATTGGGAAAAACCACCCATGCACGCTAGTCCTGCTGATGCAGTCGATTCTATTATAGACAAACTTGAAGAGCCTGAAGTAGAAGAGTCCATGATAAAGCTTATGTTTTCAGGTATATCTATACAGGAGATTGTTAACACAATATCAATTGCTGGATTTTCTGAAGGCAGATTTACTCCTGACGTTGCTGAAATAATTAAAGCACCCGTAGCATCTTATCTTCTAGGAGTAGCTTCTGACTTTGATTTACCCGTTAAAATGTTTAATAGCGTAGATGGATTGCATCCTGAAGATGAAGGTTTGAATGATGAGATGATGTTAGATATTATGGAAGAACGAAATCCTGATTTACATAAATTTTTAATGAGTCAGTCAGAAGGAATCCAAGAAGAAGAAGAAGCAGAGCCAGTTGAACAAGGTTTTCTAGCAATTCAAATGGATGAACCTATGCCTATGCCCGAAGAAGAGGAAGTTGTTTAATGAGCATATTATCAAATCTTTTTAAATCACCTGTAATTGGAGGCATGGCACAGCAGTTCAATGCTAATGCAGATTTTAGAAGACAACAAGATGCTGAAGAAGCACAAGCCGATTATAAATTTAAAAAAAGTAAAGAGCTTGCAGATTATGAGTTTAAATTAAAAGAAAAAAGTGATAAAGCAGAACGAACTTTTGAAAGCACGAAGTTAGATAAAGAGCTTAAAAGTAAAGAAAAAATAGCAGGTGCAAAAGCAACAGCAGAACTAGCGTCTATTCCTAATTATTTAGATTTAAATTTAGAGCCGTATGGTCACGGTAAATTTTTAGTAAAAATGCCAAAGCTATCAGGGTTAACTGAAAAAGGAAAAGCTGGTTTTAAACTTGACACTTTTCATAGAGCATTTGGAGTTAATGAAGAATCATCTGAAAAATTAAATAAAATATTTAATGATCCCAATGTACCACCATCTGTAAAAAATTCTTTAGTCAGTAAATTTATGAGAGACTATAAGCAAACGTTACAAGAAGTATCTTATCCCGGAGATGCTGGAGCAAAGAAAAAGTTTTACTTGAATAGTGAAGAAACTAAAAGAGTAGAAGATGTACCTTATATTATGACAGCAATTGCAAAATATTTCGATAAAGATGTATCTAGAATAAGGCAAAGTTTAAAAGATAGACAACCATTATCTTTGGTAGGAAGTCAAGTCAATGCTGATATAGGACTAAATGGCGAAATAAATTTTGAATTACCTAGCTTTGATAACATTGATACAGATGGTGGTAAAATATATAATAAAGATGATGAAGTACAAATAGCAGCTCAAATTGAGTATAGACTTGGTACAGCTAATTTACCTAAAGATAAAAAGAAAAAAGGCAATCAAGTAGTTAGGGTTGCAAAAGGTTACCATGATTTTGCTATGTCAAGAAATGCCGTTACACCTAATGATGGTGTGGAAATAAACGGAAATAATATATCTAGAGCAGTAACTGCAGTAATGAACATTGCTAAAAATATAAGACCCGGACAGACCGTAGATTCTGATCCAATGATAAATGTACAGATAGCAAAAGCTTTAAAGGACTCGGATTTACTACAAGACCCAGTTGCTGTTGCTTTTGTTATAGAAAAAGGACTTCCTAGTCATATAAGAAGTCCAAGATACAAAATAAGCACATCTCAAATTTCTGAAGCTGAACATATGAAACAGCTTGTATTGGGCAAACAATTTAAAATTCTAGATTTAACAAGTGAATCTGGGTCACTACTACAATTAGAAGCTGATGCTACGGGTCTAATGAAAGCTTTAAAGGATATTAATGAGGGTAGAAAAACATACACAGGGGTAGCCGCTGACTTGTATAAAATGACATTAGGTGGTAAAGATCAACTTAGACAAATTATGACAATGTTACCACCTGAATTAAGCAAAAAGTTTGGATTGTATATAGAAAGTAATAGAGATAAAACATTTAGAGATGCTGAAGCTGCTAAGATAGCTATTGCAGATTACTACGCTACAGTTTTATCTTTTAGATTAGCTACCATTGTACAGACACCTCCGGGTGGAGCCGCAACATCTGTTAGAATATCTGATAAGGATAGAGATGCTTTGGCAGTAGCTATTCAACAAAATATAAAATTGTCGATACAAAACAACGCAACAGTGCCTATAGAGATGATCATAAGGGAAACTCGACAAAGATTAGCTATAGTAAACAATTTAATGAGTGGAGACAGAAGAAAAGTTGCTACTGCACTAGTTATGCGTAATGGTGTATATGCCCAACAAGGTTTATATTCTCCTGTTGATGAATTGCTAAGAGAGCTAGTTCCGGGAACTAAAGATTCATCAACATTCTACGACAAAGATTATACAGGTAGACTTATAGGGGGAGGAGATATTGACAGAAAAGATGACAACATAACTCCTAACATCGGCAATGTAAGCAGAGCAGAGCAAATTGACGAATCACGTGTGCAATCGGGAAGAGTTGATACCATGCCACAAGCACCAATCGTAGCTCCCGGAATAGGAGCAGATAACACAAAACCATCAGTAAGAGTATATGATTAATGGCTGAAAATAATAACACCAATGAATTAAATACTAGAGGATATTCTCCGTCTGGTTCTAGTAACATTGCAGGACAATCTACTAATGTGTTGGATAGAATAGACGATGTTGAAAAAAGAAAAAGAAACTTACGTGAACAAGATAAAGAATTAGAAAAAGGTTTTTTAGAATCAAACGTACCTGCAACTATTGATGGTAGAGTTAATCCTGATGTAGATTACAAAAAAATATTTACAGGAACTTCAGGAACTGATTTTTACAACAATCCAAATTTTAAAAAAGACATAGAAACTGCTACAACTTTTAACTCAAATATTACTTTTGCTGATTATTATCAAAACGAATATAAAGTTTCTAGAAAAGAATTAGAAAACTCTATAAACGTAAATAAACAAAAAGGTACTCCTATAACAAGAGAAGGTAGACCTATAAATATAGAGGACCTCGACAAGCCTTTAAGTTACACAATGCTACCTGTTGGGTATCAACCCAGATTAGATTTTATGATTGAAAAAAATATAATCAAAGGAACTGCAGCAGATGGTGCTGGTTTAGAATTTCCCTTAAATAAACAGGTGGCACAATTCTCTGACTATGATCCAAATAAAAGTGTGTTTGAAGCTAGTTCAACTGTAGGTGCTGATAATGAATTTTTTACTACTGATCCCAAGCAAGGTGCAAAAAGGTTATTTGGATTGTTGAAAAAGGGAGGTATGTCTGATACCAAAGCGGCACAGTTTGCTATGGCACAATCAAACGGCACACTCGAAGAGTTTAGACGTAAGAATAATCTGACTGACATGTTTAGTTTTTTTGGTAACGTGGGTATGGCTATGAGTGAGGGCATACAAAACTTTTTAATTAACAATAAAGATGTATTTCCTACTGCATATTCAGATACTGTAGGTGGTTACAGTGCAGGACCTTTTGGTCCTCCTGTTGTGGAAAGAGATAAAGGATATAAAGGTCCTGATAAAAAAATTATGTATGAACGCATAAAGTATGCTTCTGAAGTCATAGCAGATAAAATGAAAATATCTGTAGATGATGCTAATTTAGTGCTAGGGTACTCACCTGATTTTATAACACGAATATCAAGAGAAGTTCAACCTAGTATAGCTTTTGGAGGAATGGTGACAGTCGCAGGTTCATTTAGAGCTATGCGAGAATCAGCTAGGTTTAGAAATTTTGTAAAAGATAAGTACAAAGGTAATACCTATGAAGACAGCCTAAATGTTGCAAGCACAAAATTTAAATTAAATGAAGCAGATATAGTAGAAGAGTATTTTAAAGACAGATTAAGAATACCAATTTTTATGAACTACCGAAAGAATGGTGTACTTGAAAGATTGAACACAGCGTCTGAAATAAAAGCTTCAGGACAAATTTTAACGGGGGGTAAAGGGTTAGCTCTTGGCAGAATAAATGATTTAGAAAGCAGAAAGAAATCTATATCAGATCAAATTAAAGAATTAAAAACTAACAGAACTATCTCTGGAATAAATAGCAATGTTGATAGTCAAGTAAGCAAACTAACATCTCAAATGGAATCTTTGGATAGTCAAATATTTAAAACAAAACTATTTAATTTTGTACCTAAGTATTGGAGAAGTGCTGTTACAGATGAGATAGGCGTAGCTACGGGTATTGCAACAGCAAGTCAGTTGTGGCAAAACAATTCTGAAGACGTAAACGACATGACTTTACCTTTAATAGAATTAATGGGAGGAGTTAGTGGATCAACAGGAGTTAGATTAACTACAAACTCCGCTGCTAGATTAATAGATGATACTGCTGACTTTTTTAAGTTTGTGTTCGCAGGTCCTGACACTGTAGGTGCTAAAGATTTTTGGAAATATATATTTAAAGATAAGCGAATGGCAAACAAAGCATACGCTTGGATAGGTAATGCTCCACCTGAAATTCAAAAATCAATGTTTGAGGGTATACAAAATCAGAAAGCTCTTGTTAATGAACTAGGCTCTTTGACAATTACTAGAAAAGATGGTACAGAAGCTAATTTAATAGAAGACCCTACTATATTAAACAAGGCTCTGTACAAACTAATGGGATTAACTATAGTTGATGCCGTAGGAGAATCTTTACAACAAACTATGTCAACAGGAGATGTTAGTAAATTTTCTAGCTCATTTATAGAAATGAGTAACAGTCTGAAACAAAGAACTAATTTGTATACTGATCTAGCTTTAGCTTTAGAAAAATTACAAGCCGCAAAGTTTCACCCTGATGCTAGTAAAGAATTAGCTCAACAGATAAAAACTTTAGAAAACTCTATGTCATTTCTTAAACAGGGAATAGATGAAAATAGAAAGTTTGTAACAGATTACGTTGACACCTACGAAGAATTTTTAATGGCTAAACTAAGTGGTGTTCCGATGCCATCACAAATGAAAACTGGCACGACCACACAAGATTACAAAAACGAAATGAAGTTAATTGATAGATTTAGAATAAACCAAATGGCTGAAGACGGGGTAGAATTAGAAGTCATACAAACTACCATGTCAAAGAAACTTGCAGAAAGAGCTGAAAAGCTTAAAACGGCAGGTAAATTTACAGAGTCTTATTTGTCTGGTAATGATAACAATGCAAATATAATATCAGGACAGTTTGAAAATATAAAATCAGGATACTACACCAAAGCTGACGCTGCATTTACCGTGCTACGAAGAGATTTTGGTGAAGAATCAGGTAGAAATATATACATGGATGGTACTAACATTCTAAATTCCATACGTGGAGATGAAGAAAAACTTTTTGACATGGAGGATTTAAAGGATTATCTACCTACAAATCACCATAAAAAATTAGCAGGATTTAAAGCTGATCAAAAACATTCTAAGGCTGCCTTGCTATTGTTTGAAAATGCTGCCAGTAGATTTTTTAAAAATACACAAGATCAGGGAATTAAAAAACTATACAAGGAAATGAGAGAAGCAGAGAATGGTGACAAACTTACTGACTTTGAAATATGGGAAACAGTAAGTGACTATGTTGACCCTGCTAGTGGTAATGGTTTTGATATCTCACTGCCCATATCTATGGATGAATGGTACGCAATGGCTCAAGCTTTTTCTAGAGCTGCCTATAATGCAAAAGGAACAAGAGGTGGATTAACTAACAGATCAATCTATCAAATTGCCCAAGAAGATGCTGAAGACGTAGCATTTGGATTTAAAGCTAATTACTTTGAAAAACCAATTGAGATGGGAGATGAAGTAATGAAGCGATGGAAAGATGCGAAAGGACTGTGGCATGATGCCGCATTTAGATACAAGACAAATAAGTATGGTGCAAAGATAGGTAAAGTAAGGGGTGTAGATGTTGCAGGTGGTATCGAGTATGAAACTCATCCATCAAAATGGTTTGATGAGATATTAAATCCACTTACAAAAAATCCAAATATAGATGCAAATACACTAGATACCACAGTTATGAGCAAATTAGCACAAACTTTTGGTGGTCAACCTGTGTTTGATGAAGCAGGTAATATATCTAGATACGTATTTAAAGAAGATTCTCCGGGATTAGAATACGTAAAATCTCAATTAATACGCTACGGTAAGATGAAGCTGTTGAACAGCAGAGCAGGTGTGATACTACGAGATGGCTTAAAGAAAAAAGGTTTAGATCATAATATAGTTCCTGATGCTGACGGTTTAACAGGTGCTGACAAACAGTTTGAAAATTTAGTATCTAATTTGTCAATGTTAAAGTTAGATGTAGCAGGTAAAGATGATCTAAATGTTATAGACGTTGGGCAGATTTGGAAAATAGGTGGGGTAGATCATGCAGGTATTTTTGATGATGCTATTGTTGCACAAGTAAAAACAGCACAAAATGACATAAAGAAAAGTATTGACAACTTTAAAGACAAATCAAGCAAACTGTTTGATGAAGTAGATGGTCAGATAGATGCAACAAAATATCTTGTGAGAAAGAATACATCAGGTGAAGAAATATACAAAACATTATCTAAAGGTCAAGTGGGTATAGATGAGTTAGAACAATCACGTGAAGTGTACAAAGCGGCAATAATAGAAGAACTCTACAAAAATGGAGATAAAGGAATATCTTTCGATAAACCGTCTGGAACATACAGGATGCTAGACGACAGAATAAAAAATATAATTGAAAAAAGATTGACAGGATATGATAAAGCTCTTGCCGCAAGCACTATGGAATATGTACTTAAGAATGTTTCAGAACAGAACAGAACTGTAGGAGCAAGTGTAACAACAGGTATGGCAGGTAACCTGCATGAGTACGGAACTAATGTCTTTGTAGAAAAAGAAGTAAACGGTAGAGCATTGTTACAAATGTTAGGTGCAGATAACATAAAAGGAAGTCCTCAAGTAAAAGCACTCAACACTGGAATACGATACATTTTAAATAGAGGTTCTGGAGATGATAGAGCCTACGATATTATTTCAAAGATAGGTGCTTATATGTCTGGGGAACAACTTGCTAAATTCCCAATAAAGTTAAGAAATATACCTCGTTCTTTATCTGTAGAATCTTGGATAAGTAGAATATATGCAATTAACAGAAACGTTGTGTCGCCTAAGTACGTAGCAACTGAAGCAATAGTACAGTCTTATAGAACTAGATCATACAATGCGTTTAAAGATATGATAGAAAATCCTGACATAGGTGATTTAGTTTTGAAGATGTTGGAAGAAGGTAAACCACCTAAAGGCAAAGAAGCAATAAGATTCTACAGATTGCTCGTATCTGCTGCATCTAGAAATGACTACATCGCTTCACAGACTAACGAAGATGTGGAGAAACTAAGAGAAGAAGTAACAAACGATGAAGAATCTAGGTTACTAAATACCATACAACAAAACAGAGTTGTAGAACCCAAAGAAGAGGTAGCACCAAGTTTCTTTGGAGATATGTTTAACAAAGTTAAAACAAATACAAATTCAGACGAATTAGCACTAGCAGGGAGTGGCTTATTATGAAGACTTATTACAACGGACCAAGAAAACCTATGATGTATGGTGGTGGTGTGACCCCAAGAAAACCTATGATGTACGGTGGCACGACCCCAAAGAAAATGAACATGGGTGGACTTGCTGGTGAAAACAGACAATCATCTGCAGGTCAAGCAGGCATGATGAACCCAATGGGTAGCATGACTGAGAAGAAGAAGTTCAGCATGGGTATGATGTACGGTGGCACTGCCAAGAAAAAGATGAACATGGGTGGTGAATTAACAGGTGGTCAGACCAAGTTAGACAAGAACAAAGACGGTAGAATATCAGGTAAAGATTTTAAGATGATGGGGAAGAAGTAGGCTTATCTCTCTGTCTAGATATCTTACGACCTTTAAAGAAAACAATTGTATTGATAGTGGTGTTGATAGTTATGGCAATAGTTAGCCATGCTTCCCACCACTCCACTACAAAAACCTACCTGATTTATCCATAACCTCTTGTGCTACTGATCTCAAGTATCTTATAAAATCTCCCACCTTATTTGTACCCTCGTACATAGGAAGACCCATATTCATAGTCTTCTCGAACTCTTCAGGCTCAACTGCATCGTAGAGTATTTCAACATTCCCATCTTTATTTAAAAACGCTTCTAGTGAAAATAATTTAGCTTTTACTTTGGACTTCATTGATCGGCTCTAATTTACTTATAGGTAAGTTATAACAATCAGTTCTAAATGTAAAACCGTTGCTTGGGTCTACTTGACCTTTTTTATACCGAGTAGCTTTAGCGTAGTATTCTTGTTTAGCAATGCTACCTAGTATCCAAGCCTTACTGAGATCAGTCAGTATCCTCACGAACACATAACTGTCACAGTCTTGCTTAGTACCATGTGATGCAACCGAGCAATCATAATTAGACTGTGGCTTAGTATTACAACGTTTAGTCTTAACGTCAATTCGATTCCCATCTTTTACTAAATCATAGTTAAATGTGTTTGCTACAGTTGCTCCAATGATATCAGCTACAATTACCTCGCCTATCGCACCT